ACGTTTCCAGATGAGTTTATAAATTTTGAGTTCATGAGATGTGTAATCTCCAGAAAGCTCTGAAATTTCAAAATGAGTAGGACGAATACATTCATGTGCTTCTTGTGCTTCTACTTTTGTCTCCTTCTCTTCTTTTACCTTTGTCTTCGCACTGGGTTTTGCTTTCGGTTGAGGAGTAGAATTAGGATTAGGGCCAATATATTTTTCTCCATGATTCTCTTTTACATATTTCTGAGCAGCAAGCACAGCCTCTTCAGATAGAATCGCATGATCCGTTCTCATATAGGTAATATGACCACCTTCATAGAGTTTTTGGGCTGCTGCCATAGTCGCTTTAGGATTGATAGAGTGGAGAGCACTTGCTTCTTGCTGTAGAGTTGATGTAATAAGGGGTTTGGGAGGATTCAGAGACCAGGGCTTGAGAGTAATAGAGGTAATTTTAGCTGAAGAATCTGTATGAACATTTTCAAGATAATTGAGAGAAGATTCTTGATCATCCAGTTCATCATTCATATGAGCAGTAAATGTAAAAGGGGTATGAGTATCTGTTTCAAATGATCCAGTAAGAGCCCAACACGTGGAAGCACTATGAGATTTAATCGTGTGTTCACGATCAGACACCAGACGAAGGGCAGGAGTTTGGCAACGACCAGCAGAAAGAGCACGTGCTACATGTTTCCATAGAAGAGGAGAAATAGTGAATCCAACCATCATATCAAGGACAGCACGAGCTTGTTGAGCATACACGCGATTCATATCAATCTTCCTAGGATTAGAAATAGCATTCTTCACAGCTTTGGAAGTAATTTCATGAAAGACAGCACGAGGGAATGAAAGAGGATCACGTTTGAGAAGACAAGCAACACTATAAGCAATGGCTTCGCCTTCGCGATCATCATCCGCTGCAAGATAGATCGTATCAGCAGAGGAAGCAGCCTCTAGGATAGGTTTTGTTGCTTTTGATTTCTCAGAAAGAAATCTATATTTCGGTTCAAAATCGCGTTCAATCCCTACAGCATCAATATCTTCTTCAAGCGCCCGAATATGTCCCATGGTTGCTAGAACTTGATAATCGGGCCCTAAGAAAGAAGCAATCTTCTTTGTTTTAGCAGGGGATTCTACGATGACTAGATACTTTGGCATTGCTGTACTTAGATAGGAGGGAAAATGAAAAGGCAAATTTTATCTTTTTTTTCAAAATCCAGAAAAAACGTTTAGATCTATAACTGTGGTCTAAACAAGAAAAAAAACAAATAGGGAGCAATAGAGAATGCTAAGAACACAGCAAGGCCTCAGTTCCAAGGAGGCAGTGAAAGCACCTGTCACCAACAAGTTTGCTGTCTTAGACATGTCATCAGATGACGAAGGAGATAGCCATTCTCAAACAGAAGAGAAACAGGAAGTAGAAGCTGTACCTGTAGGGCATGAAGGGAGGGTTTGGAAACTGGAGGAGCCTGTAGAGCCGGCAAGTATTTTTTCTCGTGGGAAGAAGCAAAAGGGGAAAAAGAGAGAAGAGGATGGTTGGACGAGTATTGTATGGAATCGCCCTCGGTTTCTGAACGACGACGATGAAGAAAGAAAAATTAAAGAAGAACTCATAGCAGAGGCCAATCTTCCTACTACACCCAAATATACAGAAGAAGATCTAGAAGCAAGTGAAAAAGTACACAAGACGACAATTTTAGCAAAAGAATGGGCTGCTAAAATACAAGCAGATCTAGAGAGAGTAGAGGAAGGAAAAGAGAGACGTAGAACTGAACTCAGTGAAGACTTTGTAGCTTCTCTTGGAAAACTCAGTTTCTTCAGAAAACCTATGACGGTTAGCTCTTGAGAAGGTATTCACACAAGATTTTGACAAATAGCAAAGCTGTCTGTCAAAATCTGTCTAAAGCGATACATATAGATTTTTTATAATGTCCTATAGTACAGCCCTGGCAAAACTCACAGATTATGTAGTCCCTATGTTTCAGCATCTAGGAGGAAATGGAGGCCTTGAAATAAATGCTGAAACCATCACAGATTTTTGTGCTGATATTGAGAAAGAGTGGAATTCTCTAGACTTTTCTTTCAACGCAACAAGTAGTGACGTAGTGAACTATATCAATCTTCGGAACAATACAGATCCTGAAGATCGTGTCTCTATTATGTCAGATCATGACTACGCGAACTCAGAATTATATATCTTTTTTAACTATTGTATACAAGTGTGTTCTCTATATTCCTATGGACGGTGTGAGACGATTGAGAGTTCTAGAGCGGCATTAGAAAGAGGAACACAGGCCCTTCAAACAGGGATTCTTATTTCTCATCTACAAAAACTGCCACCTTGGACTGTATATGCTGAAGAGTTCGGTGGATGGGAACAATTTGTGGCGTGGTTACTAAATAGACCACTTAGTACGTCTTACACGAATCAACAGGTACCTCTATCTGAGGAACGCACTGAGATTGCTCAACAATGGAAAGAAGTAGTAAGAGGGGCTTTCGTGTAATTCTAGAAAATCTTTGAATTTTAGAAATACTCTACTGATTTGAGAGAATCTAGAGTATTTCCCCCACTATAACTAATAGAACTCTGTAGACATTCTGTTAGATGATGGAACTCCTGTAAGAGGGTATGATGTTTAGCAGGAATTAATTTCTTCGTTCCTTCAATTCTGGACTGTTTCCCAGATTGGAACTGGGAAGCACTTCCCCAAAATTCCTTATATTCTTTCCCATCAGGACCAACCACAAGATTTCCAGGAGAGTCTTGTAGACCAGACAGCATACCGCCAACCATAACCATATCAGCCCCTAGAGCAATCGCTTTTGCTATATCTCCAGGATGTTGGATCGCCCCATCAGAAATAATAGTTGTAGTAGGATTCTTTTTTGCTTTAGAACAAGCTTCTACAACAGAAGCCTGAGCGCCACGATTCCCAAAGCCGGTCTGCATGGCGGTTGTACAAGCAGCCCCACCAGCAATACCTACTTTTACACAATTTGCTCCCCAAGATTCTAAATCTTGGACCGCTTCAGGAGTACAGACATTTCCAGCAATCACATAAGGATGACTAGAAAATAAACGACGAATATAAGTGATTATTTCTTGAACTTTGAGACTGTGTCCATGAGCAATATCAATAGTAATAAAGTCAGGAATAGTATTTTCTTGTTTGAGAGAATCTAACGTATCATATGCTTCTTTATTGACACCAATAGAAATACTGATAAAGAGATTCTGTTCTTTCATAAATTTAGCAAACTCAACAGTATCATTATGAAATCTGTGATAGATGTAAAAATAATCATGAGAAGCAAGTTTCTGAGCAAGAGGGCGATTGATAACACATTCCATATTGGCAGGGACTACAGGCAACTTGAAAAGTCTAGAACCGAAAGTCAAAGAGGTATTACATTGACTTCTGGAATCAACAATACATTTTCTGGGTAAAAGATTAATGTCAGAAAAATCAAAACGACGTAGTATAGATCTGGACATCTTCTTAAAGAATATCTACAGATACTTTTAGGCATAAAAGTTGATACTTGTTGAGTTAAATCTTTCAACTCAACAAACTACCCTCTAACTAGAATGACCGAACCAAAAGAAAAGCGTAAATTTGATAAAGCATTGTTAGAGGAATGTATGAAACGAGATGGGGCTACTCTGATTGGAGAGTATGAGAAGATAACAGCTACCTGTATTATTTTATTTATTTGTAAATGTTCTATAACTAATAAAAAAACATTTAAGAATATAGTAAATTTTGGAGGTGCATTTTGTAAAACCTGTTATAAGATATCAAGAAAAACAAAAACTGTTAAAACGTGTTTAGAAAGATATGGGGTTGAATCAATATCACAAGTTGAAGATTTTAAGCAAGCCAGGAAATCTACTAATATAGAAAAATATGGTGTTGAATATCCAACACAAAATAAGGAAATACAGAAAAAAACAAAGAAAACTATTATACAAAAATATGGAGTTAATAATTTAATGCTTTCCAATGAAGTTAAAAATAAAATAAAAGCAACAAACTTAGATAAATATGGTGTTGAAAATGTGTCACAAAATACCAATATCAAAGAAAAGAAGAAAATTACTACTAAGAAGAATTATGGTGTTGAACATCCAGGTCAATCATTAATTATAAAAGAAAAAATAAAGAATACTAATTTAGAAATATATGGAGTTGTTAACCCCTTTCAAAATGATGATATAAAAGAAAAAATAAAGAAGATTAATTTAGAAAAATATGGTACTGTTAACCCCTCTCAAACCGATGATATAAAAGAAAAAATAAAGAAGACTAATTTAGAAAAATATGGTGCTGAATTTACTTTGCAAGTAAAAGAAATTAGAGAAAAGGGTAAAAAAACAAGTCTTGAAAAATATGGAGTAGAACATTGTATGCAAAATAAAGATATAAGGCAGAAGGCAATTGATACTTGTATAGAAAAATATGGTGTTGAAAATCCAACACAAAATTTAGAAATATTTGAGAAGGCAGAAAAAAATGCCAAGAAATTCAAAGAATATAAAATGCCCTCAGGAACAATTCGTAAAGTTCAAGGGTATGAACCTTTTGCCTTAGATACTCTTCTAAAAACATATACAGAAGAGCAAATTAAAACGGATCGTAAAGAAGTCCCGCGTGTTTCGTATGAAGTGGATGGAAAAAAGAAATACTATTTCCCTGATATCTTCATACCCCACGAGAACAAACTCATTGAAGTAAAATCTTGTTGGACTATTAAAATAGAACCAGAAAAAATAAAAGCCAAAGAGGATGCTTGTAAAGAACAGGGGTATGAGTTTGAGATTTGGTGTTATAATGGCAAGGGAGTTAGAGTATCAGTCTAAGTAGGTATGAAAGTAAAAGTTGATAATATTACGGGTTAAATCTAGAGGAAGACAAATATATAAAGATATTGAATGATAAATGCGGCGGGTTGTGTATTTACAAATGAAAAGTTAATTCTAGCGGGGTACCAGCCCCATAAGAAAAAGCCAATGATCACAGGTCTAGGAGGAAAGCTGAATGAAGGGGAAGATCCTATTCATGCTGCTTGGAGAGAAACATTGGAAGAATTATTTGATTGGGAATCTGTGCCAGAGGATATACTAGACTTTTGTATAGAGCTAATTCCAATAAAAATACTAGAAGATAAAAGCTATATACAATATATATATTCTTTTGAAGTGTTAGAAAGAGTGCTACAGGAATGTTATTCACGAGGATGTACAACAGAACTGTATGAATACTTTCCTTTTACACTCCAAGAGTTGCTCTTTCACAGAAGTCCCAAAGGGAGAGTAGAAGTGGAACAACTTGCTCTTTTACCCATGGATGGCCAATGTATAGCAAAACATTTCATACGAGATATACAAAGAATAAAAGGGAATACGGAACAGTGTTTATTGATTAGTAGTAGTGATGAAGAATAGACATTTACTTGTCGCACATGCAGTATTGGCAGGTGTTAGGCATTATACCACGAGTATTAAAAGAATGTTTGCCAGTGGGACTAGAAGGGCATGATGTGCCACATCCGCCACCAGATTGTCTGCGAAGAGTTACACGACGTCCCTTCCCCTTCCCTTTACGACTCTTAGAACCTTTGTGACGGATACGACGAGTGGCCATTCTATATTTTTACTGTAGATTTTAATGAATGAGAAGCAAGGAGATGAAACCGGATTAATTAGGATCTGAGAAGACTGCTAAAAATGAAATGTGAGCGATGAGTATTTATCTTTTTACTTAGCTATACATATGGAAGACATCCAAGTGTTCTATGGAGGAGGCACGAGAGCAGAAAACGATGCTTTGAATAAGAAGAGAGAAGGGATTCTAAAAAAGATTCAGAATATACCAACTGAATATTTTGAGAATGAAGTCTATGGAGAAAAATGGAGAAGTCTTAGGGACGAATGGAATAGAATTCTTGGGGTCCTCAAAGAGAAAACATCTATACCAGAGTATACACACTATGAGATTCAAATGAAGGCAGGTAGAAAATTTAATTATGATGCGGATCTTCTGTTTTATAATGAAAGCGAGTTAGTAGCAAAGAGAAAGATAGAATTCAAGTATGGAGCAAAGGGAATAGGAGGAATCCCACAATTCCTATCCCTCCAAGCAAGAAACACATATTTTCCAAAGGGATATGATGAGTACTATTATGATTCCTTTCTAGATGAATATGTAAAATGTGATCCAGGAATACAGCAGAAAAAACCTGAGAAAAAGAAGTATATGAAATATATACCGAATATTAAATATACAATTCATCCATTCTTTGCGGAGTTAAAAGAGCGAGAAAGCAACCATACACAAGAAAAACACGAGATTGTCAAAAAGTCAATCAAACGCTATCTAGAAGAGTATGGGGACTCCTTTAACATAGAACTCTTTACAGCAAAAGTAAAAGAAAGTCAATCAGAGAAACAGTATATTTTATGGGATAGTGGGAAATTTTACTATGATACAATCACAGAAGATGAAATAGATTCTATAACATTTTCAAGAATAGTGAATGATAATGTAATAGAATTAGTGAGTGGACCTGCTATATACAAGGTGTTAGTCCGATGGAGAAATCACAAAGGGATATTGAATCCAGCCCTCCAGATTTCTCTTCATAGAAAGTAAAAGCAAAACATAAAGTAAAAATTGATAGATACATTTTTTGCAGGAAGTAGAGCAACAAATGGAACCAACAGTACGAGAAGAAGAATTCCGCAAAGTTTCAAAAGACTTTCATATAAAACTTTCTAAGGAACATAGACAATCTGAAGGAATTTATTTTACTCCAAAGAAGGTCCGTAGTAGACTCTTTGATATTCTAGAGAAAGAGGGAGTGAAGCCAACAAAAATTCTGGAGCCATCCTTTGGCTCAGGAGAATTTCTTTTGGATCTGAGAAAAAAATATCCCAAAGCTGATATTCTGGGTGTTGAAAAGAATTCTGAACTGTATGAAACTGTAGGAGATTTAGAATTTGACCCAGGGCATGGAGGCATAGATATCATAAATGAAGATTTTCTAGAGTGGAGGCCAGAAGAGAAAGTAGATTTAATTGTAGGCAATCCACCATATTTTGTAGTTTCTCTGGATAAGTCTCAAAAGAAAAAGTATGAAACCTGTATGGTAGGAAGGCCAAATATTTACATTTTATTCTTGTACAAATGTCTAGAGAACCATCTTAGTCAAAATGGATATCTAGCGTTTGTTATCCCAACGACTCTTTATAACTGTAGTTATTACCAGCCGATGAGAGACTACATTGAAAAGAATACAACAATAGTTCATGTAGAAACAATAGAAAAAGCAGGATTCTATGAAACAGGGCAAGAGACAATGCTTCTCGTTCTACAAAAAAAGAAGGATAGTACAGGAAAGTATATATTCAAAGCGAAGAATGGAAATTCCTATATCTCCCCCTATTCCAAAGAACTTTATGAAAGTGTGAAAGGGAGTACAACACTCAAGGAACTAGGACTTGGAGTGAAAACGGGAAATATTGTATGGAATCAGGTAAAAGAGAAACTCACAAACGATGCTTCAAAAGGGAAACTCTTAGTGTATGCCAGTAATATAAAAGACAGCATATTAAAGATTCATAACCTACGAGGAGAAGAAAAAAAACAATATATTTATGATATTGAAAAACCAACACTAGAAGGGCCTGTAATACTTGTAGAAAGAGGATATGGAAATTCCTATAGCTTCAGTTGTGTGTATATAGAAGATCTGAAAGATTTCTATGCTGAGAATCATCTGAATGTAATTTATGCGAAAGAGAAGGGAGCAGAACAATATATGAAAAAAATAGTGGAAGGATTTCAGAATCCAAAAGCAATACAATTTATAGAGAGATGTATAGGAAGTGGATCAGTATCTGCTACAGATCTAGAAACTCTTGTGCCTATTTATATAGATTAATTATTATTAATCATAATACTTTTGTATAATTTTATTTTTTTCCCAATGATATCCCCATCGTCCTAGCATGATTGTATCAGATTTTGAAGAGAAAGAGAAGAAATTTACGAGGATACGATAAAACATTTTGCACTGAAGCATCTATAAATTCAACATTGAGATATCAATTTTTAAGTAAAAGAAGGATTAGAGAGGGAATCTAGAATAGTGGGAATTGCGGACGATAGAGACATACTAAGAGATGATGTCAGCATAGAGAAGAGAGTTTTTTTCTCTTTCATAATTTTGAGAGTAAAAGGGCGATCCTTAAATTTAGTTTTTAGAACATCGTGGATAGAGCCTAGACCATCTACGAGGCCAAGTTCTTTTGCTTTTTTCCCAGACCAGACTTCCCCAGTGAATAGAGTAGGAGAATCAGAAAGTTTCTCTTTACGAGACGTTTTCACGTGATGAATGAAGCTATCATGAACATCTTTACCAATGGCATTTAGAATTTCCACATCAGATTCTTTTTGAGGGAGAAAGGGATCAAGAAGGGCTTTATTTTCGCCTTGAGCATAAATACGGCGTTCAATCCCATGTTTCTCCAGAAATTTATGAAGTCCAAAGCCAGAAGAAATCACACCAATACTCCCAATGATAGAAGAGGGAGAAGCATAAATCTCATCGGCAGCACATGCAAGGAAATAGCCGCCAGAGGCGGCTACATCTTGGATAAAGGCGAGTACTTGAACATTGTGTTCAGTGGCAAGAGATCTGATTCTAGAGAAGATATACTCACATTGAGCAGGACTTCCTCCAGGAGAATTGACAAGAAGAACAAGATGAGAGACAAAGGGGAGTTTGAAGGCTTGTTCTAGATGTTCATTAATTTTCTTGAAGGAAACATTTGAAGAAGGACTAATGATACCTTCTAGCACGATGACAGGAACAGTGTTAGAGGAAATACGAGAGCAGAAGCACATGGTGATTCCTTTTTACACAGGGACTATGAAAAGGGGGAGACAATCAATTTTAGGGGCTAGAGAAAAAAATCTATTGACTAATAGAACGCAATGCAAAATGAGGGTCTTTTCACTAAGAGAGAATGATTATGAGACAGTTCACCGTATTTTCAAGCAAGTATTTGATAGAACAAAATGGGAGGAAGATTTTTACACAGCATGGGGGAAAAGGGATAAAGGTGGTAGCTTAGGTGCATATTCTGAAGATGGTAAACTTCTAGCATACGCAATAACTACCAAGAAAGAATCCTATACATTTTTAGAATTTTTTGCAGTAGATCCAGATATACAAGGAGGAGGATTAGGAACAACCCTTTTACTCAGACTTTTATGTGAAAATCCACGGATTCAACTTGTACCCGTCAATAATACTAGACTTATTCACTGGTACAAGAAACATGGGTTTGAAATTATAGGAGAGAAAAAGGATAAATGGGGAGATCCCGAACTCTTAATGAGTAGTTTTTAGAAGTTGGAGTTTAGAAAATAAAATCACTATGGAGAATCTTAGAGATTATGCATAGTTATTTAAGGACTATTTTTAGCAAGAAGAGGGAGTATTCGTGGGGCCAACAGCAGTATTCCAAGAACCAGCAGAAGCTGAATTGGCAGCATAATTAAACAGAAGGCCAGCACGCCCGCCATAGACTCGCAACACATTCATAGATTCCCCCCAGACATAGATTGTGTAAGAGGGAATTCCATGAGTACCTGTACAACCTCTTCCTGGACGAAACTGCATTTGGAGTTCTACACGAGATAATCTATCAAAATTCGCTTCTCCACAATGTTGGGTTACACCAAAGAAATCATGATGTGTTCCAAAGGGTAAAACATAATAATATTTATTATGCCAAGGAGTTTTTCGTTTTTCCATAGAAGGAAGAATACTTCTGAAGAGTGCTGGGGCATCGGTGGCATATCTAGGATATTTTCCTTCATACACCAAAGCAAACGACTGTAGTGGTTCAGAATCTGTAGAGGAGAATGCTGGAACCAAAGGAAGAAGACTAGTTGTATTCAGACCAGAAGCATCAGGCCACCAGGGAGCAATTGGACCTACACCGCTAATGTCGGCAATAAACAAACCACTTAGATCTCTTGTTGCCAAGAAAGGGGCATTTAACAAATCAGCATCCGTCCTATGAACAAAGAAAAAGAGTTCTTTTACAGGATTTGGAATCCGAATAGGCACACGAGCAGAAGAAGCCCCTTTTGTCTCAAAAGGAGGAAGGGCATAATGTTGGGGGATCTGATAGGATAAATCCCCAAGACGTAGACGATTAGCCTCGGGTTTATCTAGATAGACATATTCTAGAAGTAAATAGGTATCCGTTCCAAGAGTATAACTAGAAGGCATAGTAATAGCGGGTATTTGACTTGCTAGAACAGAGTGAGAAGGATTTCCATTTAGACCAAATACAGGAGTTCCAGTGATAGGATTTAGATAGTAAAAGGGAGCATTTTGTAGAGGTCCTAGCGTTTGTTTACCATCGGCTGTGAGTTGTCTAGAGGTGGTGTTATAGAGATTTGAAACGGAGTTAAAGGTGACATTGAGTTGAACAAGATCTGTTGTGATAGCATCAATAGGGAGAGCAGCACTTGGATCGCCACGAGAGAACCAAAAGGGGAGTGGAGTAATATATTGCTGGGGTCCAGTACCGGGAGAGGGACGATAGTTAGAATCATATCGTCCAAGAAGCCGATTCACGACGGTAAGTTTTTCTAGAGGAGTATTGAATTCATCCATAAGTTCCATCAACCGACCATCTAGATTTTCAATGGGAGCGGCACCAATATTGAGTTGGGCGGAAGCGACGAGAGCATGACCAATGGAGTTGGTCCAGCCTATAGTCGGGCCCGCGAAGGATTTATCATTAGTAGAACACCAAGATCTTGCTTGTTGCTGTTGAATAGAAAGATCAGGCATTTGAGTCACAAGGAAAGCACGAGAAATAAGATGTCCTCTTCTAGGAAGAGTAGCAGTGGCAGTTTGTCCAAAGGCGGGTCTATTATCAAAATCAATTCTGTACCATTCGGTGGTAAACCGTCCAGTTTTTAGAAAGGCTTTGCTATAGGGTTGGGGAGTAGAACCTAGAAGCCTTTCATCTTGGATACCACTATGAAGTACTTTTAGAAGACCAGCAGAGGCCATTTCTTCCTATCTGTTTGATAGCCTTTAAAGTGATCATTAATCAGAAAACATTCTATTGGCAATACCATCTTGGAATCTCAGCCATTGTAGAGTGATGACAAAGACTTTAATTTCCCATAGACCACAGTCTCCTCTCACATCCAAAGTTAGACGGACAGAATTGAGGCGGGAGGCATTGGCAGTGCCACTTGGTTGATGTTCAGAGGGATTGGAAGCGAAGGAATATCCGTAGACAAAATTTTCAAATGCGGCACCGGAACCTTTATGAGAGAGAGCAATATGTTGACGAAACCAAAGTTCTTCAGCAGAAATCAAATCAATTCCATTTAACTGGAGAGTGGCCTTTTGTAAAAGAGGTTGTCTAGGATTAAAAATAGGATTAAAGTCTTTTGCTAAAACGGAACTATAATTCGTCCATTCATTATTTGTTTCAGTATCTTTTCTTCTTACAAACCAAAGTATTTCTTCCATAGGATGATTTGCTTCAAGAGGCAATTGGACACGGATAGAATCTGAGCTAGAGGATACGATTTGATATTTGAGAGGTTCAGAAAACGTAAAGGTTTGAACATTCCGCATTAAGATTTCAAATGGGCTTCTTAGAATAGATTGTCTCATAACACCTTCGGTATGAGCAGTATAGGTCAAGAGTTGAATAGATTTGAATTGAGGAATAGCAATACTTGTTTGTACAGCATAAGATTCTTGAACTTCTTGAGTTTTATTGATAACTTGTATAGACGTATTGAGAGGGGTTTCATCACAAGAATTACGAGCACCACTTAATCTTCTAACACATTCTTGGAAGGGTCGGAGAGTAATATGGATACGAACAGACCCTTCTTTACAAGCAAGAAGAGGCAAAGCTTCCGCAAGTTTGACTCTTTGAAAGAAAAAGGGGAGGGGAATAAAGAGTGTACCATTTTGAGTGGGGAAGGGTTTAGAGATGGGAGTTTGGGTTTGGGAGGAAAAGGGGGAACGGCCGATGCCGTCGGCACTGAATCCAAATTGGGCATTCAGATCTTGAAAGAGGAGACTGGAGACATTTAGAAAATCGCCATCCACAATCTCAATCGTTTGATCCCCAACCTCTAACTCGGCTCTTTGTAAGATAGAGGACCCCAAAGCATTCGCATAAAACCAAGGATCTTCATCGGGGCCAAATGATAGAGTTCCAGCTTGTAAACGAAGAATAGATGTATCATCTAGCCAATGTCCAAGTTGGATTTGTAAAACAGTGCTAAAAAGGAGATCGCCGGCATTTACAGAACCAAGATCAAAGGTGAAGCGTTGACCAAAGGATGTTGGACCACGAATAGGGAAGGAACAGAGAGAAAGAGAAAAAGGACGGAGTCTTCTAAGAGTATCAGGAGTCCACCAGGTTTTAGTAGAAGCTAGAGGGAAGAGTTCATTATCCTGATCATCTCGTGGAGTTAGATCTAGAAGGGTAACAATATCACCACCAGGCCTACTGAATCCATATGAAGATGAAGGATTCATTCTCTTTGATTTGAAGAAGATTGATTTAGCCCAAAAACTTAAAGTGAATAGGAGTAAAAAGAGTAGCGATAGATGTGTATTATAAGCGGACCTGTGTTGAGTGTAAAATCAACAAAAATCTTCTGTCTGCCTTCAAAGAATGGAAAAAGACAATTAACAATCTATAGAAATGATGTTGATACGAGTGAAATGAATATGATGTGTCTCCCTGTACCAAATGTAGATACAGTCAAATTTGAGAATGTGTCAAAGCATATCTTCAAACAATGTAAGGACTCTTTTGATATCATGGAGCCGAGAGGATATCTAGGAGGAGCGATGTGGGGGGCACGGTCTGCGGCAGCAAAGCTAGAAGTACAGAGTCATGGATCCTATGATGTGGTGGTGGTGCCGACGACGAGAATGGAAGATTTTGATAGAGTGCCCGATGAATTTAATATTCTTTCCCAGGATGTAAAAGTGTTTTTACAGAAGAATTACTCAGATTCCTATGGAATTCTACTCTGTAAATTAAAACCAGGATTGGTAGAATATGAACCTTTTGCTTATTCTCATGAGATACTAGGAAACCATCTTTTTTATCCTACCAAGCATTTTCATGTATCTGAACAATATGGGAGATGGAGAAAAGAGTATTCAAATCTTACTATAGAAGATAATCATGAAAAAGCTGATTGGGACCCTTCTGGCAGAATTACCAGAAGGGGAAGCCCAATCAGCATACATGCTGATTGGGACCATGAGTTGTTTTCTCTTTTAACCGATGCATCAACTCATGAATCAAGAAAAAAGGTAATGAAAGAGAGGAATGAGATAGATTGGAGTGATATGCCAAAGGAATATCAATACAGTCCAAGACAACAACTGAGATGTAAAGAGATTGTAGGAAGAGAGTATCCAAATGTGGATGTAGAGATGAAGTTAGAGGATAGAATTTTCTGGCATGCGAATAGAGTCAAAGAGATTCTAGGATATTAATTCAAAGAGAATTGTTCAGCACGTCCTTGACCATCGGTTTGGAAGATGGACCATCCTTCGACAAAGACACGAAGTTCAGAGGAGGTAGATCCATCTGGAGGTAGAGTCAAAGAGATATAGAAGGTAGGTTTATCAGCAGTAGTAAAATTCACAGTACCTGTAGGGACTTCATTATGAGCTATAGAAGAACCGAAGCGACCAGGAGGAATAGACCCAAGGCCCCAATTCATAGTATAGATGGAATCACCAGAATCAATTTGTTCTTTAGAAAAATTCGTAAGATCAGACCAGACACGAGGAGTTCTAGGATATTCACGAGTTTGTCCAGCGATGGTTAGACTGAGATTAGAAAACCCAGGAAACAGATTCCAGAGTTGATTTTTCTGGAGAGCGAGAGTAGATCTGAAAAACCAGAGAAGTTTCGTAGTAGGATGTCTACCTTCTAGACGTCTATTTACAGTAGCAGTACCTCCTGTAGAGAGACCAGCATAATCAAAATGGTTCTGAGTAAAAATGGTTTCATAGATTCTTTTAAAGGGGATACGTTGAGGATTTTTTTGCATAGATTCTTGGTAAGAAAGAGGGAAATAGATTTGTCTAGTTTCTAGCTGTAGATTGAGAGGAAGCATAGATTCACGAGTGAGAGTGGAGAAAGAGATGGGTTCAGAGGTAGCGGAGAGAGTCTGTAGAAAATCTGAGCGACCCCAGGGGGAAGGTTTAACTTGACCATCGGAGCTTTCCACGAGATCTATGAGTTTTCTAAGTTTACATTTGAGTCTATAGGAATGTTGAGTGGCAGCTCGTTGAGGAAACCCAGGATCAGAAGATCCTTGACAGCCGAGTACAGGAAGTTCTAAACGAAGAAGAGAAGGAGCAGCATTTCTAGCTATAGAGAGAGAGGAGCCATTATGTTGGCCGGTGATTTGGTTATAGACACCTGTTTGAGCATAGGTACCGGTAATAGAAGAGGAGGCCCATAGGTAATCGCCTGAGAATTCTTGTAAGAGGATATTGTCTTGGTAAATCTGGATAGTTTCAAACAGGAAATAACCAATCCCATTTGTATACCCATAGGTATTCCCTGACACATCTGTAATAATAGACGTATTGACTTTAGAAGCAACAGACGGAGGAAGCCAAGAAGGAAGTTGGATAAGAAGAGTAGGAGAAATCATAGAATCACCGACGAGATCAAAATCAAACTCAACCATTCTGCCAAATTCAACAGCAGTTCTGGGAGGGATTCGTCTAAGATCGGCGGAGGAAGGAACTTGGGGTTCATACACAAAGTCAAAAAGGAACTTAGAATCGGGAAGATCTTGAAAGAAATAGACATCTTTATTTCCTCTACTCACGAGTTCATATAGACTTCCTTCTGCAGTGGCTACAGTAGGAGGAGCAGCCATTCTGTTTCTCTGAAAGGAATGTCTTTAAGGAATAGTAAACGGTAAATAATCCCATTTAGACAAGTAAATAGAATTATTTATGTGCTAACAAGATTTTACTTTGTTGACTCAGCTTCACGAAGTTCAGGTGTAGCACGAAGAACAAAGGTGGGTTTTCTATCAGCTCTAGAAGGAAGAATCATTTCAGCAAAGCGAGCATAGCGAGGGAATTCTATTTTGCCGGCCCAGGATATGCCATCGGCGATCCAAGTATCTATGCGTTCTTTTGTCTCCAGATATCCAGAATCTTTATCGGCCCCAACATTTTTGAGATTTCTAAGAATTTCTAAAGCATCTGTAACACGTTGTTCTTTTGTTTTTTGGACAGGCATTTCTAACAATTGTGAAATCATACATTTAGGCAGGTTTCTGAGCAAATACCCACCCTCTATCTTTATGAGAATGAGTAGAGAGATGTTTTAGTTTCCCCTCTTTCACAGCAGCATCATATGCAGAAATTACACCTTTAGTTCCCCAAGAATCACAATAATCATCTACACACATGAACCCGCCAGGTTTGAGGAGAGTAAGAAAGTTCTTAATATCAAGTTCAGGAACAGGATGTTCATGTCCTCCATCAATGAAGACAAAGTCAAACATGGGAATGGGAGAGAGTTTCTGTAAGAGGGGAATCGTCTGAGTAGAATCACCAGTTAGCACAAGATGTCTATTGGGAAAGAGAGAATCTATAAGTTTTTTCTGAGAAAGACTATAAGATTTTTCAAAGAGATCAAAAGAGTAAACAAGAGTGTCAGGACGAACAGAAAGCATGACAGCACTGCTCATGCCGACATTGAAACCAACTTCCCCAAGAATTTTACACTCAGGATGAGAAAAAAGAAACTCGGCAATAGACTGAGCTTGTTCAGGAACAGTGAAACCTTCAATCCCAGGAGTTTCTTGACAACACTTTATAACAGATTCGGCAAATTTCTGAAATTGTTCCATACAATCTAAATAGTAACGGATTGACTAGTTTAGACCACAAAGAGTGGAGCAAGGCCCACAATAAGACATACCATTCATGACATTATTTTTCTGTTCATAAGAAGAAAATTTTCTATTACAGGTGGTTATGGTAGAGAAACAGGAAGTGCTTGTACAAGCACCTGACAGAACCTGAGCTTCTTTTATGTAAGAGGAGTATTGAGCAGATTGTAAGCGACGACGGATAACATCACTGGCATCCATTCTTATCTGTAAGGTCTAAGGATTTTTACAAGAAAAGAGTAAGAATGTGTGGAATATGGGCCTGGTTATACACAAAAGGATATAAGGTTCTAGATAAAGATTGGATTCAAGAGAATTGTATAAAGTATATAGAAGCACGTGGGCCAGAGGGAACACGTATACATGAGGTTAAGACAGAGGGAAATCTAGAAGCAACCTTAGGATTTACGAGATTGGCGATTAATGGATTACATGAGGGAGGGATGCAGCCATTTGATACGGACAAGGCAACCTGGATTTGTAATGGAGAGATCTATAACTCCAAACAACTAGCCGATCGTATGAAGTATACAAATCAATCAGGATCAGATTGTGAAGTCTTAGGAGAATATTATAGATACTGTGATGATAATGTCAGTAAATTCTGCCAAGGATTAGATGGAGTGTTTTCAATCGTATTATATGATAAAGAGAAAGATAGATTTATAATAGCAAGAGATCCTTATGGAGTGAGACCATTATTTTACATGCGAACCTATAATGGGGAGCGAGATGGGAGCACGTATGTATTTGCGAGTGAGAGGAAGGCATTGGAGAAATTAGCAGAAAAGAGTGAATTAACTTTACCCTGTTTTTCACCACCCAAGATATATGAGTTTCCACCAGGGGAAGTATGGATTTTAGATGGATCTATTGGATATGTAACGAGGCCTTGGGATATGAAATATCATACCATTCCATGGTTAAAGCATCTTGTTACAGATGGATGGGCGACCATGCTTCGGGAAGGTCTGTTAAAAGCAGTTCATAAACGACTTATGACAGAGAGACCCGTAGCAGCCCTATTAAGTGGAGGAGTAGATAGTAGTTTAATAGCAGCAATTGTACAGCGGGAGTTAAAGAGATTGGGTAAGCCAGCATTGAAGACCTTTAGCATAGGAATGGCAGGATCTACAGATTTGAAATATGCTAGAAAGGTGGCTGAGTTTATAGGAAGTGATCACACAGAGGTTTTAACAACGGCAGACGAGATGTTTTCTGTAATTCCAGAAGTCATACGAGATATAGAAAGTTATGATATAACAACTGTCAGAGCTTCAGTAGGAAACTGGATGGTAGCAAGAGAGATCCGTAGACAGACAGATTGTAAAGTTGTCTTTAATGGAGATGGGTCAGATGAGATCTTTGGATCTTATTTATACTTTAAGAGAGCCCCTACAGATGAAGCCTTTGAGGAGGAGACAGAAAGACTTTTACAGAATATTTCAAAATATGATGTATTACGGAGTGATAGAAGTATAAGTAGTCATGGGTTAGAAGCAAGGACACCCTTTTTAGACAAACAGTTTGTGGGGATAGCGAAGGCGATGGCAACGGATCTTAGACGACCAAGTGAGGCGAGCGGGTCGCAGCCTATGGGCAGAATGGAGAAGTGGGCATTGAGAACAGCCTTTTCAACTATGAATCTATTGCCAGAGGAAGTGCTATGGCGTAGAAAGGAGGCATTTTCAGATGGAGTGAGTTGTGAAGAAAAATCTTGGTATCAGGAAATCCAAGAGCGAATTGAAGCAAAAGGATTAGTTCCAGACAATTGGAGTGAGCTAGCAGAAAAGAATTTTAGATGGGGAGCGACAGGAATAGCCTTTCCTAAAACGAAGGAGGCCTTTTACTATAGAAGTCTGTATGAGAGTCTGTATAAACACACAGGAGACTATTGGGATTTCTGGATGCCGAGATGGTCCCCTGAGACAAATGATCCTTCAGCGAGAACCTTAGGAAAATAGGAAGTCTATTGTATAATCTTGGCAAAATGAAATACATCCTGGCAAGATTGAAAGTAAATATGTCTATTTATTTAGAAAAAGCAAGGCCAGCCATACCAGCCATTCGTCTAAGAACTGCTTTATGAATACCAATAACAGAGGCACCATTTTCATAGTTAAAATTTGTTTCAGATAAAGTGATCTCTAATTCAGGCCTGTCAACTCTTGAAAAGTTAATAGATGTTTCATTACCAAAATTAATATAATAATACCCTCTATCACTCTTTATTAAAGTGAGACCGTAATCAACAGAATCCAGAATAACTCGTGCATCAACAGTAGTTTGAGGTAGAAATGCATAGAGGGTGATAATAGGATGATTAAATAATAAAGGGATTTTGCATTTACCAGGAACACATATTTTCTGTCTATAACTAGGAGTTATATCGGTAACTGTTTCAGACCCTGTATATTGCTCACATTCCAGCATTATTTCAGTTGCTTCTTCATAGGGTGTGTTATAAACTTGAGTAACTACATCATAGGATATGCATACTTGACATTTGCGATTCGTTTCAAAGACAATTTCATTATTGTGATAAGCAAGAGAGGGTACTGCTCTTCCCAAAGACATTTCATAAAAATTAGGATCCATATTTAGAAAGCGATAGAGCCAGAGACTTTCAATACGTTGTCCTCCAATTTCATGTTGAATACGTGTAATTGCATGTGTGGGTGTGATTCTAAAGTTTGTATAGGCTTCGTCCTTGTATTTTATAAATGCTTTTACACCATTCTCAACTTTATCATATCCATAACTCATTACATGACGAAAGGAAGCACCGCCAGGAGGAGATTCAAATAGAAACGAACGAGTCTCTTTAACAAGACCATTGTGTTTAGGAAGATTAAATGTAGCAATCTTTTCAGAATCATACATATCCTGAGCTCCAAAATATTTATCACGAATCTCTTTCATAGTAAGAGTAGATATAGTATGTTCAAATCTGGCAGCCATTACTTAAACTTTTGTATGAATAAACTTTAAACAAGTAAATGATTACGTTAGAAAAGAAGGGTATTTACACAATTCCTGATTTTTTATCTGAAGAGGAATGTGATATGTATAGAAATCTAGTATTTCATCCGCCAGAAGAGGCAACAAACTTTACAGATTCTGGAATTTTTAAGAATAAAAAATGGATAGATAAAGAACTCAGCTCCAAATTCTATACAAGGCTTCAAACGCATATTGAATCTTCATCGCTTGCCCTAAGGGCGAACACTCTAATTATGACAGGTAATTATGGATCAAATGAGCAATTTAGTATGCATACAGATACTGGTTTATTTTATGATAAGCAAAATAAAGAAAAAAGTCTATGGACATTACTAATCTATTTGAATGATGATTATGAAGGAGGGCATACAATCTTTTACGATGATACTTGGAAACAAACACATACTATAAAACCAGAAAAAGGGAAAGCACTATTCTTTGATATAGATCTATGGCATCGTGGAGATATGTTGCTAAGCGGAACAAAACAGTGGATTGGCTGTGAAATTATAGGGAAATTTTAAATGGTATAAACTGTAAAAATATGGAATGGATAGAAAAATGGAACGGTCAGTGTACACATATGAAGCTATGAAAGAAATCTATTTGACAGAGAAAGCAAGAAAAGAAGAGGAACAAAGAAAACATGAAGAAGAAAAAATGAATAGATTACTAGTAATACTAGAAGGATATGTAATAGAGGCAATCAAACAGGGAAAAAGTAGTTGTTATTTAGAATTAGACAGGCTAAAAGATGGAAAAAAGCCAGCAATAGAGGAATCCAAAATAGATCTATATATATATATAGACTACAAGAAATATTTCCAGATACATCTGTACAAAAATTTATAACAACAGAACGTTCAATCTTACATGATAAAGAAAAAAAGATAGTAGACATAGAAATAAAATGGAAAAAATTTGATTAGATGCTTTAGCAGGGGATAACTGCTACCAACCTATCCACTAGAAATGTCTAAAGAAAAAACTAAGAAGGAAACCCCTGTAAAAGAGGAACCTTCGGTTAGAGCAAGTACAGCAGGACCCTTTTGTCTAGCGAGACTGACAAACTGGGAGAGAACGAATGAGCCTTTAGGCGATTCAAACATCAAAGCTTCAATGCTTTATTTGTGTCCAAATAAACCAATGAAGGATCTACCAATCTGTTCCAAATGTCTAGAGAGGCCAGATAGTAGTAAATATCAATCAAGAATGATACATGGATTACTGACAGAAGCCCCACCCCCGACGAGTCATATCTATGGAAGCAAATGGTATTGGAAGCAGGTGGAGAAGCATGGACTTCCATCAAAACTATGGTTAGAGTTAGCAAAAGAGGCTCAGAGGAGAGGAGAGGAAAGAGTAAGGACAAGCGGAGCAGAGGCAGCATGGAGAGTGGAGGATGAATGGAAGGATGCCCAAAGCGAGAGTGAAGAGAATGGGGAGATGCCCCCAAAGAAAAAACAGGAAGTTCAAAAGACTACAATACTTACAAATTTCCCAGTGATAACGAAACACTATCAAGAATCAGCAAAAAACCCCCAACAAGTTCAAACAGATGTTCTCAAAATTCAGAAAGTCAAACAGGACTCTGGAGAAGAAGTCTGGGAAACAGAAGATGGTATGAAGTTCAAAGTGGATGAAAGAGGGGAGATTGGAGAATTAATCATTGAATGATTAAAAGTCTAACAACATATTTTCTCTAACTCTACAGATTTAGAGAAAAGCTGTGATTAAAGAAGAAAATGCTGCGAACAGCAGGAGCAATCTTTTTGCTCAGTCTTACCCTTTCTACAGGATTAGGGCCTCCTATAGAAGACACTAATAAGAGTCTTTTTAGTAGAGATACCCTTTATAGTGATATACTAAACCCTCCCGAAGATTATGTTCTAATAAAGGATTATGATCTAGGACTTGAGAAAAAGAGAGAATTGGCAGCTGTAGCAATATACAATACATTAACTGCAACATCATCTAGATCAGCATCAAGAAGTGCTCAGTCCACTTTAACAGCCAGGCCAAGTCAGACGAGTACATTTTCTTCTAGAGCCTCACGATCAGCATCAGCGAGTAGCAGGGCAACACTTTCGGCGACATCCTCTAGGACATCTACTGAAACATCTACATCCTCAAGGACAGGTACAACAAGTAGATCCCCCTCAACTTCTGCTATAGAAACTAAAACACCATCAAGTACACGCTCATCAACAGGATCACCCTCTAGCTCAAGAACAGCAACAACATCACCTACAACTAGTCATACAGGCAGCGGTACAAGAACACCATCAGGATCTACAACAGGAACAAAATCAGCAAGTGGATCAAGAAGTACATCTGCTACAGCTACATCAACAAGATCAGCAACAGCAACGCTTTCAACAAGTTCTACAGCGACGTCTAGTTCTACAGCAACTGCTTCAAGAACAGCGAGTGCTACAGCGACAGCTTCTAGAACAGGAACTGGATCTAGAACAGGGACATCTAGTGTATCAGCGACGAGATCAGCGTCTGGAAGTAGAAGTGGAAGTTCTTCTCCCTCAGTTTCTAAGACAACATCATCTACAGCATCTGGAACAGGGACTGTATCACCAACACGAACAACTACAAGGAGTGGTGTATCCTCACAATCTGGAACAACAAGTAGAACAACAACAGGAACCCCAAGTGGAACATCTTCTGTATCTGGATCAAAAACAACATCAGGGACAAGGACTGGGAAATCTACAGAATCTGGATCAAGAACATCTACACGTACATCATCGGGCACAGGATCACCTTCTAGCAGTAGAACAGCAACTGTATCTGTAACAACAAGTAGAACAACAAGCGTGAGTCCAACTCCAACAGGGTCAGGAACATCCAGTAGAACATCTACAGTTTCTGTGAGTGGGACAGGAACAAATACACAGAGTGCTCTATCAACCCAAAGTAGTAGTCTGAGTAGAACACCAACGGTTACAGTATCTAGTACAGTATCTGCTAGAGAATCTCTAACATCAACAGAATCTAGTTCAACAACAAGAACGCCAACAGGCACGAGGAGTAGTTCCTATTCGGCGAGTGGAACAGGAACAAATTCTGGAACAAGAAGTCCAAGTGTTTCAGGGACTGGTACAGAATCTGGAAGTGGAACGAGATCACCAACGAGTAGTTTGACTTCTACAGGGAGTGTGAGTAGTAGTAGAAGTCCATCGGCGAGTGCGACAAGCAGTCGTTCAGGAATATCTAGTCGTACACCGAGCGGAACACGAACAGGAACATCATCTACAACAGGGAGTAAGAGTGGAAGTTCTAGTAAATCACCAAGTGGAAGTTCATCTGTTTCATCATCTGGAACAAGTTCAGCGAGTGAAACGAGCACCCCATCTCCTAGCACAACAGCAACAGGATCTTCTAGCGGGTCTAAAACATCTACAGAGTCATCTACAGGAACAAAGTCAAATACACAATCCAGATCTACAACAGGAAGTCCTAGTACAAGTGGATCACCTTCTGGAACAAAAACAGGATCAGGAACGACAAGTGGGACAGCAAGTCCAAGTGTGAGTAGGACAGGCACGAGATCATCCTCTAACACAAGATCATCAAGTCCTTCTACAACAAGTTCACGTTCATCCAGAGGGACAATAACAACAAAAGCAACATTTACACCTTCTGGCTCAGCCTCCCCAAGTGCTTCTGGCTCAGGAAGTGTCACATCCTCTTCATCAGCAAGTTCTAGTGCTACAGCATCTAGCTCAGATACAGCAACGAGTACAAGTTCAACAAGTGCCACAGGGTCAGCTACAGCATCATCTTCTTCATCGGCGAGTACGAGTGCTACAGCCTCATCATCTTCTAGTGCTTCTGCTTCATCTTCCTCAAGTGCCACATCATCCCCTTCTGCGACAACTACGCCATCCTCAAGATCTACACCAACAACATCATCATCAGCAAGAGAGACAAGAACTGGAACATCTACAAAATCGTCTAAGGCAACTTCTAGTGGAACATCTAGCTCTACAGGGACGAAAACAGAATCTGGAAGTGGGACAGGAAGTTCAACAGTCTCTAGCACAGGGTCTACTAGTCCAACAGCAAGTGGATCATCAACCTCTACAAGTTCTGGAACAGGGACTGGAAGTCCGAGTGGATCTGGGAGTAAGAGTGGATCTTCTACACCTACTTCTAGTCCTTCTACTTCTGGAAGCATCACTGGAAGCACTACAAGTACAGGTACTTCTAGTAATTCTCCAAGTGCTTCTATGACAACTACAGTATCTGTTTCTTCTACAAGCACCGTATCATCAACTGGAAGTAGTACAGTGAGTGGGAGTGGAACAGGGAGTGTGAGTGGAACAGGAAGTGGCAGTGGAACAGCGAGTAAGAGTGGATCTACTACATCTTCATCAACACCTTCCTCTACAGGAAGTGTTTCTGGAACGACTACCAGTAGAAATTCTGCTACGAGCAGCGCGAGTAGTTCTGCTACAAATACACCTACGAGTTCCGCTACGAGTTCTGCTACAACTACTGCTACGAACACTGCTACGAGTACGGCAAGTAGCTCTGCTACGAGCACTGCTACGAGTACGGCAAGTAGCTCTGCTACGAGTTCTCCTAGTGTAACAGTATCCTCATCATCTACAGATACATCAACATCAACTGCCTCTAGTACATCTTCTGCTACGAGCACAGCGAGTAGCACTGCTAGTAGCTCTTCTACGAGTTCCGCTACAAGTTCCGCTACGAGCACTGCTACGAACACCGCTACGAGTTCCGCTACAAGTTCCGCTACGAGCACTGCTACGAACACCGCTACGAGTTCCGCTACAAGTTCCGCTACGAGCACTGCTACGAACACCGCTACGAGTACGGCGAGTAGCTCTGCTACGAGCACTGCGAGTAGTACCGCTACGAGTACGGCGAGTAGCTCTGCTACGAGCACTGCGAGTAGTACCGCTACGAGTACATCTTCTAGTACTCCTAGTGTAAGTGTATCAACATCCTCTACAGCTTCTGCTACAAGTTCCGCTACGAGTACGGCTTCCGCTACGAGCACAGCGAGTAGCACTGCGAGCGGCACAGCTACAGGTTCCGCTACAAGTTCCGCCACGAGCACTGCGAGTAGTACCGCTACGAGTACATCTTCTAGTACTCCTAGTGTAAGTGTATCAACATCATCTACAGCTTCTGCTACAAGTTCCGCTACGAGTACATCAAGTAGCAGCGCTACGAGTACGGCGAGTAGCACGTCTACAAGTACATCAAGTAGCAGCGCTACGAGTACAGCTAGTAGTACAGCAAGTAGCACAGCGAGTAGCACAGCTACAAGTACAGCGAGTAGCACGGCAAGTAGTACGGCGAGTAGCACGGCCACGAGTACCGCGAGTCCAACGGCGAGTGCGAGTGCGGGATCTTTTTGTGGAGACAGTGTATGTGCTATAGATGAACACTATAACAACTGTCCTGAAGATTGTTTTCCAGTATGTGGAAATGAAATATGTGAAGGAGAAGAAAGAACTGTTGGCAGTCCACTCTGGTGTCCAAATGACTGTCCACCGACCTGTGGGGATCATTATTGTGAGGATAGAGAGCGTGCTGGATTGACGCCACCAGAGCATCCTGAATGGAGATGTGATATAGATTGTCCTACAGCTACAGCAACTGGAAGTTCTACAGCGACAAGTTCATCAAGTGCGACCTCAAGTGCTACTAAAACATCTAGTGCCACAAGTAGTTCTACTGCTACATCAACCTCTACTTCTACGTCTACAATGACATCTACACCTACACCATCTATTACACCAACTCCTTCAACTACGGTAACAGGATCCAATACCCCAACTCCATCTGTGACGCCTACATCAAGCACAACACAGACACTCACAGCAACTCCTACACCATCTATTACACCAACTCCTAGTACAACCAAGACACTTAGTGCTACACCCACATCATCAATAACACCTACACCATCTATAACACCCACTCCATCAATTACGCCAACTTCATCTATAACGCCAACACCATCTAATACACAAACTCCTTCTAACACACCTACGCCCTCACAAACCTCATCAAATACGCCAACACCCTCTAATACACCACCACCCTCTCCTTCACCAAGTAAATCTCCTTATCCACTGTATGTGACTACATTTGGCGGTCCATTTAATCAAATCAGTAGTGTAACATTATGTAATGGTATATTATATATTGTAGATGCTAAAGGAAATAAGATATTTAAAGTTCTCCTAGACGGAACGACCACGGTATTGGCAGGTACTGGTGTGGCAGGATTCGCGGATGGTCCTGGGGCAACAGCCCAGTTTAATTCACCCAAAGCGATTACATCAGATCAGACATGTCGCCTATTTGTTACAGATTATACAAATCAACGAATTCGTATGATTACACCTGATGGAATAGTATCTACATATGCTGGTACAGGGGCGTTTGGTTGGGCAAATGGACCCTTACTTACATCAACGTTTCGTGGTCCATTTGGTATAGCGAGTGATGCTACAGGGGCAAATATATACATATCAGAGTTTGACGCGTGTACATTACGTAAGTTAACAGCTATTGGTGTAACGACGTTTTCAGGAATTGGCTGTGGATATGCCGATGGTACAGCTACCCAAGCGAGATTTTATAATCCCCAAAATATAGCCCTTGATAAATCAGGATCAAGACTCTATGTAGCAGACTATCTAAGTAATCGTGTAAGATTGGTTATGATAAGTACAGGTGTTGTATCTACATATGCTGGAAGTGGAGCAGCTTCTTCTCTAAATGGAGCAGCACTTACTGCTAGTTTTTTCTTTCCAGTTGGTGTTACCACGGATGACTATGGAAATGTATATGTTGGTGAAGTAGGGCAAACAAACACGATTCGTAAGATTCATTCAGACACCCAACAAGTAACAACCTATGCGGGTGTAGCACAATGGGGGACCTGGGATGCTATTGCGACAGGGGCTGTATTTGCCGAACCTTATGGATTATATTTTGATACGCCTACTGGAATCATGTATGTATGTGATTTTGGCACGGGGAAACTCCGTAAGATAGCTACAGCGCCCTCATCAACGCCCTCACCATCCTCAATTGTTGTAGTAACACCTTCTAACTCACTAACACCGAGCAATTCTGGAACTCCTTCAAATTCTGGAACACCTTCTAACTCACTAACACCGAGCAATTCTGGAACTCCTTCAAATTCTGGAACACCTAGTAACTCTGGAACACCTAGTAACTCGCCAACACCGAGCAACTCTGGAACTCCTTCTAACACAGAAACACCGAGTCCATCTAATACACCAGCACCAAGAATAGATTGGCAGCCTTTTGGACCTCTTTATAATTATCAACTGCCTATACGAATTGGAGATATAGAATTTACACCATGTTTTGAAATACTTGAACAAGGATATCAGATATGTACTATAAAAAAGGAAGAAATAGATTCAAAGTGGTTTGAATGTTCTATACGATTATGTAATGAAGGATATGGGTCAGAAGATGCTATAAGTAGTAATGAAGTATGTATTCAAACCATAACATCTTATTATGAAGAGAATGTTAGACAACAGAATTTTGTAGAGGAATTCAAAGATATCCAGATGACGGTTTGTATAAGTCCATCTAATACACCAGCACCAGCAGCTTCTCCTTCTTCTACACCAACGCCAACAGCTCGTCCAACACCAACACAGACGCCAACACCAAGTCTAACGCCAACACCAAGTCTAACGCCAACACCAACATCAAGTATAACAAGAACACCAAGTATAACACGATCTATATCAAATACACCAAGTATAACTCCTTCTAGGAGTAGAACACCAAGTATAACACCTTCTCCTAGTCCTTCACCTATTTGTATGGAATGGTACTGTGAAAACCCAGAAGATTCTCTAACTGGAGACTATCCGCCAAAGTGTGTATACACGTATGAGGCGCAGGCTGGTGCGCGTCGGCTAACTGACTGGTATTGTAATGAATGGCAATATAAAGTCGCTATGGATTATGGATCTTGTTATGACTCATGTCCATCGGGAATGTATGCACATTCAGCAGATATGACTTGTGTATGGAACTGTCCTGATGGATATAACAGTGACTCATCATATACTTGTATTTTAATAGAAGGTGGGGACAGTGGTGGCGGTTCTGGTTCTTGCCCCACAGGTCAGTTCTATGATGGTTCAATGTGTGTAGATTGGTGTTCCATGGGGTATTATGCGGATTACAACACTATGAGATGTGTAATGCAGTGTCCCAGTGGAACCTTTGGAGATAGTAACTATGCTAAGTGTGTGGATAGATGCAGTGAACCCTATTATGGCGATCATGCATCGCATATGTGTGTAAATCAATGTCCAGAATTTACTGCTCCAAAAGATGATACACGTACATGTGAATCAAGCTTAGTCTATAGTTGTCAAGATCCAGAGCATAATTTAGAGGGATCAACGTGTTATAGGTATTCAGGGGCTCAAAAACGTCCCTGCTGTGGAAATGGTGTATGTGAGCCAAACAAAGGAGAGACATTTTACACATGTCGATCAGACTGCCCTGGTACTGACTATGGTACTTTAACATGGACATCCCAATGGAATACTGGATTAACCGCCCCGCAAGGATATGGGTATGAGGTAGAATGGTCACACGAGTATTCTGCGTTTGATAGTTGTATAGCACAGTGTTCTTCAGAAATGAGTAGTTGTACAGGTGATTGGGGAAATAATGCTAGAAATAAGTGTCAATCTTACTATGTAAATCAAGATTTACAATATTGTTTTGATTCTGTTTCATCAATTACTTCCTATCAACTACAAAGTCAAAGTGCCTGGGATGCGAAGAGTTCGGGCCAGCAACAAAATGGATGTAATGGTGGAGGAAACACAGGATGTAACTATAATGCCTGGTGTGATTCACATGAAGACTGTAGTTGTTCAGACTGTAGTGGAGATTCCAAATGCTCCTATAATACTGGATGTAATAACAATATGGTCTGCGATCCAAACGAAGATTGTTCTTGTTGGGATTGTGCTTGGGATTCAATGAGATGTCCAGGATATCGTCGTTTGCGTAGAAATGCTTAAATGAAAAGCTATAGAAAAATAGAAAAAGAAAAGGCGTAAATGAAGGTCATCGTACAAAACATGATGGGCAAGAGATTTGTGTTTACTCTAGATGATTCTGGAGTCAAGACAAAGGAGTTCAAGCAGATGATAGAGAAAGAGGAGGGAACTCATTGGGGCCAGCAGACTTTATTAAGAGGAGGAAGGATATTTGAAGATTATGTGAATATCTGTGAGTATGGAGTGTGTGATGGGGCCCTTGTCCATATGTTAACAAAGTATACGAAATGTACCTGTAATACGTGTGGGAGTTAAGAAGTGCGGAAAAAGGAGAAAAAAAGGATATTCGAATAGGATGGAGGGAAACCTCCAAAGAACTCGCGATAGCTCAATTGGTAGAGCGGAGGATTGTAGATTATTAAGAATCTAAACAAATTCGTTAAAGAATGTAATACTCCTCAAGTCGCTGGTTCGATTCCGGCTCGCGAGACACATATTTTTGTATTCTATAGAAAAATATGTGGTAAAGAATGGGAAAATCTGAAAGTGCGTTCAAAGCCTAAAGAAAACCTCCTACGGTATATTGGAGAGGAATCTCCACATGGGTCTGATAGTTCAGTGGCTCAGAACGTTTGCCTGTTAAGCAAAAAGTCGTGGGTTCGACCCCCACTCGGACCGAAACTATATTAAATATTCTTAAATATTTAATATATTAATCAAATATTTTCTTTATTTTATCCATATCAACATTCAAGTAATTATATTCATACCCTTTTAACCATTCATAATTACTGTTTATAAGAAATATTTGTTTATAAGAAGTTTCATCAGATTTTGATAAATACCTTCTATTAAACAGTTCTACTTCTGGTATTATCCAAAATCTATCATCAGTGCTTGAATGAAACCAATAATAATCATTCTCACCCAATCTATAGGTTCTCCAATTTCTAATCCCACTTTCTTTTTTTCCATGGTTACATGCTAAATGAACACAGAGTGAATGCTTTTTTGATAAATAGCCACATACTTTCTCTTGAATTTTTTTATTGTTTATTAGAAAATCAGTTGCAGTATTTTGTACAGATGGATATAAATAGTTTAGAAAATGAATATATGATTCCCTCTTTTTTACATATTCTTGTTGTCTTTTTTGATATATAGAAGTTGGTGTATTTAATTCAGTTAAA